AGAGCAAGAAAAGCTCAAAAACTTAAAAACCAAATTCAAAAATATTTAAGGAGAAAATAATATGACGATGAAGAAAGTGCTTGAAATGAAAGCAAAAAGAGAAGACGCCAGGCTCAAAGCAATGGCGGTTTTGAACAAGGCAGAGGCGGAAGACAGATTCCTCACCGAAGACGAACAGAAAGAAATCGACGGTTATGAATCGGAAATCCGCTCGTGGGACGAAAGCATTACGAGAGCGGAGAGAATGCTGGCAATCGAACCCGAGGAAAGAACGGTAATTGAAAAGCCCGAGGTTAAGCCCGCACCTCAGAAACCCGAAGAAAAGAGATTCGGCACTCTCGGTGAACAGCTCCTTGCGGCTTACCGTGCGGCAATGCCCGGCGGACATACCGACGAGCGTCTTTCAACGAGAGCGGCAAGCGGTTTGAACGAAAGCACCCCCTCGGACGGCGGTTTCCTTGTTCAGCAGGACTTCGTTAAGGAACTCTTAAAGCGCACCTACGAAACGGGCATCCTTGCCAGCAAGGTTAAGAAAATTCCCATCAGCACAAACGCCAACGGACTGAAAATCAACGCCGTGGACGAAGACAGCCGTGCAAACGGTTCAAGATGGGGAGGTGTTCAGACTTACTGGGAGGCGGAGGCTGACGAGCATACGGGCAGTAAACCCAAGTTCAGACAGATGGAACTTTCGCTCAAGAAACTCACGGGTCTGTGCTATGCAACCGACGAACTTTTACAGGATGCGGCGGCTCTCGAGGCGGTTATCCGTCAGGCATTTGCCGAAGAGTTCGGATTTAAGATGGACGACGCAATCCTGTCGGGTAGCGGCGAGGGTGAACCTCTCGGTATCTTGAACAGCGGTGCGCTGGTTAAGGTCGAGAAAGAAAAAGACCAGAAGGATATCATCACCGTTGAGAACCTCATCAAGATGTGGAACAGACTCTGGTCGAAGTCGAGAGCAAACGCCGTTTGGTATATTAACCAGGAAATCGAGCCGTATCTCTATACGCTTAAGCTCGGCGATAAGCCCGTTTACATTCCCGCTGGCGGTATTTCGGAAAAGCCTTACGGCACGATTTTCGGAAGACCCGTCGTTCCCCTCGAACAGTGCAATGCCGCGGGCGAAGTTGGCGACATTATCTTGGCGGACGTCGGTCAGTATCTGCTCATTGATAAGGGCGGTATTAAGGCAGCAAGTTCCATACACGTAAGATTCCTTTACGACGAGAACGTGTTCCGTTTCATTTATCGTGTGGACGGCAAACCTATCTGGAACAAGCCTCTCGCACCTTATAAGGGCAAGGCGACCGTTTCGCCTTTCATTACCCTCGACAAACGCGGTTAAATCAAAAGGAGGCGATCGAGCGTGTTGACGTTGCAGGAAACAAAAGATTTTCTCCGCTTGGACGGTGACGACGAAGATGCGCTCGTCTCCTCGTTAATCATAACGGCGAAAGAGCTGATAGAAGAAACTCTGCGGTATAAACTCACGGAATTCGAGGAAATTCCCGAAACCGTGCATCAAGCAATGCTCATAGTAGTTGGAACGCTTTACGAAGAACGGCAAGTAGCGAAGGACAATAAGTCGGGCGTGGATATAAAGGAAACGCTCGACCTTGTCCGCCGCATGCTGTTCGCATATCGAAAGGGGGCGTTCTGATGAATATTGGTAAACTCAACCGCCGGGTGGAAATTCTGCAATTCTTCAAAGACCGTGATGAATACGGTGGCGAAATCGGCGAGTGGAAGACTGTTGCAAAGGTGTGGGCGGCAATATCGCCCGTAAGCGGCACCGAGCAGATGTTCGCCCAGCAAGTAACGGCGGAAGCGGTAGTTAAAATTACAATCCGCTATTTGCCGTGGCTTGACGTAATGCACCGAATAATGTACAGGGGAAAGCTGTACGAAATAGTCGGCACTATGGATGCGGATACGGCGCATACCAAAACAATACTAAACTGCAAGGAGATGGTATCGAATGAGCTTCAGCGCAAAGCAGCGGAAAGTGAAAACGACGATAGAGGGCGCAAGTGCGATTGTAAAAGACCTTAAAGCAATGGACGATGCGGCGGCTCAAGTAATGATGCAAGGCGCAAAGGCAGGCGGCAAAATAGCGCTTGAAGACGCCAAGCGAAACTGCCCCGTGGATTCGGGCGCGTTAAAGCAGAGTCTGCATCTGACTGAAGGCAAAGCTACGAAGGTCAAAGCTACCGTACAAGTGGACTATGATAAGTCCTTAAAGTACGGCACTCACGTCGAGCTTGGGGCAAGGGGCAGACCTGCGAACCCGTTTCTGCGGAACGCCGTGGACGATAACCAAAACCAAATTAATGCGGCAATAGTGGCAGAGATATCAAAGGCGGTAGGACGCAAGCTATGAAAGATATATGCCAGGCTCTTTATGAGTATTTGTCGGCGGATGCGGATATTAAAAAACGCATTAACGGGCGCATATATCCCATCGTATTGCCGCAGGACGCACCTTTGCCCGCAATCGTTTATGCGCCTGTACTTGCCAACTATGATTCGGCATTGCAAGGCGATACGGGCTTTGTAAGGCAAACGGTGCAATTCGTTTCGCACGATACAACCTACAAGAAAACGAGAGAACTATCAAGGCTAATAAAGAAAGCCTTACAAGATTATCAGGGTGACATGAACGGCTTGTGTATTCAAGCCGCTTTTGTCAAATCTGATTACGAATATAACGGGAACACAGCTCTCAAATTCGACACGGAAGAATATATGTCCAGCATCGAGTTTGAGTTTTATTTCAATGAAAAATAACAGGAGGAACTGAAATGGCGGTAGCGGGAAAAGGCGGAAAGGTCGTCATCGGCGACGGCGCAGCGAAGAAGGTGGTCGGCATCAAAAGCTGGTCGCTGGAATTGTCGTTGGATACTTTGGAAACCACAGCACTTGGCGACGATTGGAAGAACTATATTACGGGGTTAAAGGAATGGTCTGCATCCTCCGAGGGTGACTATGAAGTACCCGTAGACGAAGAAGGTCAGGCGGCTTTGCAGTCGGCGTTCTTGAACGGAACGACGGTGGTCGTCAAGCTATTTGTAGACGGAAAAAACTATTATATGGGCGAGGCTTATATAAACAGTCTTTCTATCGAAGACCCCGTGGACGACGTTGTGTCAATAAGTATCGAGTTCACGGGAACGGGTGCGCTCTCCTTTGAAAAGGGCGAATAAAGATAAGGGAGAAAAACAATGAAGAAAGGCGTAGCAATTACTCTGGACAGACCCAGAACCTTGCGTTACGGAATGAACGCACTTGCAAAAATCGAAGACCTTACGGGTAAGTCGCTGTTGGCGTTTGACTTAAACAACGTCGGCGTTAAAGACTTGCTTGTCATTATTTATTGCGGTCTTTGTCATGAAGATAAAAACCTCACGCCCGAACAGGTGGGAGATTTAATAGACGATTATTCAAGCATATCCGAAATCGCAGAAAAACTCGGCGAGGCTCTGACCGCAGCATTCGGTGCGGATACAGTCGAGAAGGGCGATAAATCGGGGGAAAAGTAACCGCCGCTATTGACTTGTCGGCTTTATGCGATAAAGCGGTGGTTGTTTTTGGGGTCGACCCGTTGACGGTTGGAGATTATACTCCGTATGAGTTAAAACTTATAGCTAAACAAACACAGCACCGTGAGCAAACGGAATTCGAAAATATCCTCTGCCTTGCATGGCACACGGAAGCATTCGCCCGGCAGAAAAAACTGCCGAGTTTGAAGAAACTGTTGAAGGATGCACGCAAAAAGCCGACGAGCAAACCAAGCAAAGGCGACGCCATTCTGAAAGCGATGGCGGCGGAGAAAGGCGTCAAAATTTAGAATCAATGTTTAATTCGCCTTAAATTTTTTTATAAAAAATATATAAGACATTAATAAAAAAGTTTAAGGAAAACTTATGAAGAAACTATTTATAATAGGGAATGGGTTTGATTCCGCTCACAAATTGCCAACAAAATATTCCAATTTTAGGGAATTTCTCAATGAAGAATGTGATGGGCAAATCTCTTATATGCCTGCAACGCATATGGGGCGAGATTGTGACACAATAGCCGATAGAGAGACCACTGCTGGGCTCTTGATTGATTTGATAGACGACACTACTCGTGGCGACAAGTGGGAAGATTTTGAAGATGCAATGGGCAGGTATCAATATCTTTCATATTTTGACGACTATGGTATGGACGAGGCTATGGCAGCTGACGACGATGATGAAGTGTATAGAACTATTTATAATCGTGAGGACATTGTAAGTGAGCTGAGCTGCTGTATTTTGGAGGTAAAAAATCTTTTTAGTGAGTGGATCGATTCAATAGATGTAAGCATAGCAAAACCGCAAGCAAGGTTTATGAAATTGTTTGATGATGAAACTGAATTCCTTACATTTAATTACACGAACACATTAGAGACAGTTTACAATATAAGCAAATCTAAAATATGCCATATTCATGGTGAGCAAGGCGAGGCAATCATTGTTGGTCATGGAGTTGAAGAAAACCCGTATTTAGAAGAAACATGGAAAACATTCGTGATTAATGACTGCTTAAGAAGAATGTTTGATGAATTAAAAAAGGACGTCTGCGGATGCTTTTATGAACATTCAGACTTTTTTCAACGAGTAAAGCTGTCTGAAATTGAAGACATCTACTCAATAGGTTTTTCTTTTTCAAAGCCAGATTTATTTTATATATGTCAACTGTGCAAGTTAATTGATACCGAGAAGGTGACATGGCACTTAGCAAAATTCGATGAAAAGAATAAAGACAATGAAATCTATATAAACCGAATAAAGGATTGTGGCTTTAAAGGAAAATTTGGGAAACTAATCCCGAACAAATAAAACGTAAAAGCAAGTATTGAAAAGGTGCTTGCTTTTTTCGTGCAAAAAATTCAATAAGGGAGGTGAAGGTATGGCGGTAATAAGAAACCTTGTCGTAAAAATCGCAGCGGACATATCTTCGCTCTCGAAAGGACTACAAGACGCACAAAAGAAAATTCAAAAGGTGTCTACGGCGTTCACAAAAGCGGGAACAAAACTTACGGCAAGCATAACCGCCCCGATATTAGCGCTCGGCACGGCTGCGGTGAACGTATCGCAGCAGTTCGAACAGAGTATGGCGAATGCGGCGTCGGTCGCAGGCGCAACGGGCGAAGATTTTGCAAGAATGACCGCCCTTGCCAGAGAGATGGGTTCAAAGACCGTGTTCTCTGCAAGCCAGGCGGCGGATGCGCTTTACTATATGGCGTCGGCGGGCTACAAAGTAGACCAGATGGCGGATTCCATACAAGCAACCCTGAACCTTGCCTCGGCAACGCAGAGCGACCTCGCATTCACAACGGACACGGTTATCTCAACGTTAAACCAGTTCGGGTTGGAAGCTAACCAAGCGGAACTTGTAACAAACGTGTTTGCGGCGGCAATCGGCAATTCGATGGCGAACATGGATAAGCTCTCGAACTCAATGGGTTACGTCGGGCCTGTCGCTAACAGTTTGGGATACTCAATAGAAGAAACGACGGGTGCGCTTGCTGTGCTGTACAACGCAGGCTATGACGGATCTACTGCGGGTACTGCGCTAAGGCAATCGCTTGTGTCGTTAATGAACCCGTCCACGGCTGCGCTCGGCGTGTTTGAGGAATTGGGGCTGACATATGACGAGGTTAATCCCGCAACAAACGACCTTGCAACTATAATAGACAGACTCGGTGCCGCAGGAATGGACACCTCTCAGGCAATGAAGGTATTCGGTGCGAGAGCGGGCCCCGGAATGCTTGCCTTGCTGTCTGCGGGGGGCGATGCGGTCAGGGATATGACGGCGTCAATCACGGGAACAAATAAGGCAACCGAAATGGCAGAAGTCCAGCTCAATACCTTGCAAGGGCAAGTGAAGATACTTAAATCAGAGCTTGAAGAAATCGCCATATCGTTTGGTGACGTGCTGATTCCTATCATAAGACAGTTCATCCAAAAGTACATTTCACCGCTGACGGCGAAGTTGATGGGGCTGTCAATGGGAACGAAAAAGAACATAGTAACCATAGCACTCTTGGCGGCGGCAATCGGGCCGCTTTTATTAGTTGTAGGCAAACTCATCGGAAGCGTCGGCACGATTATGAAAGTCGGGTCGCTGTTGTTTTCAAAGGTCGGACTTATAATAGCGGCAATAGCGGCGGTGGTCGGTGTGGTAACTTACCTATGGAAGACCAACGAAGACTTCCGAAACGCGGTAATGCGGATATGGGAGAAAATAAAATCAAAGATACTCGCTGTTGCCGAAACAATCAAAGCTTGGTGGGCGCAGAACGGTGAGAAGATAATAAACGCAGTAAAGAAAGCCATTGAGATTGTATGGAACGTGGTCAAGGCTAAGTTCAATCTCATTCTTAAAATAGCCAAAAAGGTATGGCCGTATATCAAGATGGTAGTTGTGGATACGGTCAATGCAATAAAGGCGTTTTGGGAAAAGAACGGCGAAAAGATTTGGAACACGGTCAAGACGATTTTCACGAATATATGGACGTGCGTAAAGAGCGCATTCAGCATAATAAAGGACTCGCTCGCCAAATTCTTCTCGTATGTGCGTCCGATATGGGAAAAGCTCAAAACATTATTTGCATCGCTTTGGGATACGATATGTGAATTATACGAATCGTTGAAACCTATTTTCGAGTTAATCGGCGGATTAGTTATGACCTTATGGGGCGTAGTGTCGAGCGTACTCGGCGCAATCATCGATGCGCTCGGGCCGTTCTTAATGGCAGTAATCGACGTGGTCAATGCGATACTTGATATAATCAAAATTATCTGTGCTGTGCTGCGTGGCGACTGGTCGGCAGCTTGGGAGTATATGCAAGACTTCGCAGGCAATATATGGTCGGGCATTAAAAACATTTTCCTCGGCATTTGGGAATTTATTAAAGGATTCGGTGAAAACATCTGCTCGTTCTTTGGCAACGTCGGCGAAACCATTTGGAATATCTTCAAGAATGTATGGGAGGGAATCAAGGGGTTCTTCTCCAACATTTGGGGCGGAATCAAATCGACTTGCAGTAACGTATGGGACGGAATAACGGGGCTGTTCGGTAACGTAGG